CGGCGGGTTGTTGTACGACGGGAGCCTTTGGGAAGTTAAGGCTTGCAACCAACGCAGCCATTTGGCTATCAGGAACACCTTGTTGTCCTGCAAACACTCTGAACTCATCAGGTGTAATGTACTTGCCAGCCGCCTGCTGTTGCGCGATAAGGTTCTGAGCAAACGGAACCATCTCGGTAAACGTATAGTCGGCCATCGTCTTAGGAACAATGTTCCCAGAAGCGTCTAGCTTCTGCCATGACTGTAGAGTTGGTGCTGTCACGGTAGACCCCTGATTAACTGTTTGGTTTACGGTCTGATTTACTGTCTGATTGTTTGCTCCCTGATTGACTGGCTGTGAGATTGTGTTAACGACATCCGTTACGGTCAACGGCTTGATTGCGTCATCAACAGCCTTCAGCAGATTTGCATCAGTTACGCCCAAAGCCTTTAGTTTGTCGCTTCCAAACTTGTTAGAAACGTACCAGTCAAACTGCTGTTGAGGTGTCATCACAAACCACGATGAAGGCAAGTTGATGCCTATGGCTTGCGCGTCTGTGCGTAGCTTTTGCTGCGCGTTTATTGCTGTTTGATAGTTGTTTTTATCGGATTCACTGCTGAACGTAGTGCCATCCGTTGCCGTGTATACCGGAGGAGGCTGGTAAACCGGAGGAGGCTCATATGCTGGAGGCGGCGGCTCTTCTTGCGGTGGCGGAGCAAAAACATCCGACACGGCAGACCTAGCCACATCAGGACTAAAACCTAACATATTCGTTAGGCCAAAGTACAAAAGGGTGTCGGGGTTTGTGTTGGAGATTAGACCTTGATTGAGAAGATACTGAACGTCTGCGCTGTTAGGGTTTGAGAAGTACTGATCGACAAACGCCCTAAGCTGATCGGTTGTATATCCGTTGTATGTAGCCATGATTTACCCTGGTATCTCGACGTTGCCAGTTATACCTGCCCCGACCTTCATCGCCTTCATCTGCGCTTCTGCCTCAAACTCCATGCGTTTGAGTTCTAGCTCGGCTAAAGCCTTCTCTCTTGCAAGCTGAATATCGGCCATAGCCTTTTGACGCTTAATCTCGATGTCTGCTTGAGCCTGCGCCATCATCATCTGAATAGCAGGATCTGGGCCTTGTTGTTGAGGTTGTGCAAGTGCAGCATCAATCTCTGGGCCTACAGGCTTGAAGAACTCTGCTGAATCTGGGAACCCTGCTGCCTCAATCAACTTTCCTAATACTGATCTGTACTGCGAGACACTCACCAAAGGATTGTTCGGGCCGTACGCTTGAATGATCTGCTCTTGTTTTGATAGAACCATTGAGAGCATTGCCATCTTTTGCTCCATGCTCCCCGTACCAAGTCCGACATTCACTGATACATCGTACTGGTTCGACCACTCTCGCGGGTCGTACTGTACGTACTGCCCACGCATCCGAATCAAAACTGCTTTGTCCTGGTACTTGCATAAAAGATGTAATAACCCTTTGAATAAGTCTTTTACGCCTGTTTCTGCAAAGATCCTAGCGATGAGTTCTATCTTGCCTTGTGAGGCTTGCGTAAGTGCTGCTATGGCCGCGGCAGTGACGTTCTGTAGGATGTTAGGGTCAAGACCTTGAGAGGCTTCTGTAACGCCTGTGCGTTTAGCCTGAACCTGATCGAGGTACTCTAAAAGAGGGAAGGCTTGCTGACCGACAGGAGGTGTCGTAATCGGAACCAGCGCAGCAGGATTCTTCATCCTCACCACACCGCCAGGAGTAACACTCAAGAGATCATCGAGGTTGACCTGACCTTCGACAGCACCCATTCGGGTATTGTTTTGAAGGTACAGGTTATCGAGCATCTGCCTCGTTACAGTCGTCTTGATAAGCTGGAGATCAACTGTACGATCAGCAGGGCAATCCCCAAAGAACCTGTGAGGAATCGGAATAGGACAGATGGAGTAAAACGGCACATAGTCGGTTTCCTCGTTGCTTAGGATTTCGTTGCCCGAAAAGTGAACCCGTCTAAGTTCTGCAATCCCGTCTCCGTCATAGTCCGTCTTTAGGTAGCACTCAAAAACCTCAACCGTCTGCATGGACTTGTCAAGACTCGGCTCCATGTAAGGTTGCTCATCGCGGTTATATCGAGCGATATATTCGGCACTAAACTCCAGGTCGTTGTAGACCGGAAGGTTCATCACGATCTCTGGATCGAACCCCATTGCAACAAGGTCAGACCTCGTGATGAGTTTCCTGTGTGCAACAAAAGGCGTGTCTCTTACGGTTTTGCCTGCCTTAGAGATCAGGAACTCCTCTGGAGGCACGTTCTCGACCTTGACCTTGCCAGCCTTGGTTTTCTTCATGAGCGCGACGTTATGAACGCGCATGACTTGGCCGTCCATGTCTTGCTCAATCGTCTCCTGCGCTGCGATCTCCATCGTCCCGTCAGACATAAGCATGGCTAGCTCATCGTCTGTCAGGTTTGCGTACTGTTCCTTAGTGACTGAAATTGAGTCGTCCCAGTAGGCTTTGATAACACCGACCTTTTGGAGGATCGCGTCCTTGAACCAATCGTGCATGATCGAGATGCCAGGGTTTTGCTTCATCAGCACCCAGTTGCAATACTCAGTGGCTTGCATTGCCATAGGCTCATCGCCTGGGCCTACAGGCTCGAATACACCAATCTCATCAGCAGACGTAAACAAACGCATGAGAGGCGGAAGCATCCCGTCGATAGCCTCTGCAACCTCTCCGGTTACGATCTGGCTGCGACCCTCTACCTCGTTCCCGTAGGGGTCACGCATGTAGGCAGTGAGCGCGTTCTTACGTTGCTCGACCGTTTCGGTCTCCAAGAAACCTATCGCGTTATCAATCTCACCTTGGAGAATCGCCTTTAATCGTCCGTCATCCATTTAGACCACCCAAGATACGTTAGGTTTCAGCGGCTTAGACCAACTTGTTTGCTCTGACATGCCAACCGCAAGATACCGAAATGCGTCGCTCGCATGAGATGCCCAATCGTGCAAGGGCTTATCCCAATAGACTTGACGCTTATCGTCGTATTGTCTCCGATAATTGCGTAGTGCGTCCACTCCGCGCTTAGTCTTGGAGTCGAACCAACAAAAGGGTATCAGCCTTCTCACGGCTTGTATCCCATCGTCAACACCCATTCTCGGAACAATTGTGATGTTCAGCCCTGCTTCTTGCAGGAGTTCTAACCTCGATCTTCCTGAGCCCAACTCTCTGACTTGCACATCGTGAGGCAGTAATTGCTCGGCTAGTTCGTAGTGATTCGTTCTCAGCCAGTTCACATACCAATCGAGCCCTTGACCGTGGTTCTCCACAAAGTCAATGAGTCGTGTTTCTAGGCCCACTCTCTGACAAACCCAGATTGCAGTGGAGTCGCCTATGCCTAGATCCCAAGCTGCGTAAGTCTTAGCCAATCCATCTACAGGAATGTCGTGGAATCGCTCAGACGGTAGCTCATTGAGCAATTGTCCGTAGTAACTTCCTTCGATTGCTGAGTCAAAGGAACACTCAAACTCTTGCAGGTACTTGTCGTCTCCCATCTCGGACTTGGCTGCATCGAGTTCAGCTTGAGGGATAAGACCTGTCTCTGACGCTCGGAACTCAAGCAGTGCCCAATCGTTATGCTGCTCTGCATGGTCTCTTAAGGTTTTGAAGTGATTGTTTCCCTTTGGGGTTCCGAGGAATAACGCCCATCCCATTCTGTCCGATAAGGCCGGACGAACCACTTCCGACCAAATTTTAGGGTTCTGGTCGCCGAATTCGTCGAATACAACCCCGTCAAAATACTGTCCTCGCAAAGAGTCTGGGTTATCAGACCCTGCAAGTTGGATGCGTCTGCCCCAGAAATCAACCCGTAATTCCGCAATATTGGCAGTGGCGTTAAGGGGCTCGGTAAACTTGAGCAGGTAATCCCAGATAACTCGCTTGGTCTGAGAGTAGGTAGGCCCAATAAACGCATATCTTGGAGCCTCCTTTTGGTTTGTGATCGCATCTCTTATGAGATGGTTAACCGCACTAACCGATTTTCCTAATCTTCTGTGAGCAACTACTACCCCAAAACGCTTTTGCTCTAACGCGCTATGTATTGCAAGCTGTTGCGGCCTCGGCGCGTAAGGAATAATTATTCTGGTTGCGCCCATGTCACTTGTAAAGCAACTGGTTGCCCGTCCTGGCCTGTTACCTCTGTTCTCGCTAACTTGGGTATGTGGTACTCGATAGCCCTGAGATAAATATCACAAGCCTTTTCTGGGCTTTTTTGTGCTACTTCGTCTAGCCACATAGCAAAACGAGGTGCGTTTAGTTCTGCCATCTTAGCGATAGCCTCTCTCACCGCAGCAGTGCTCTTGTTAGGCACTCCCTTGGCCCTACCCATGCCAGCAGCAGGAGGTAGCCTTCTATCAGCATCTTGCAATAGTTTGTTGTCCATATGTTGTTACTGTGCAACACCTAACAATCCTGATCGTCTTAGCTCTTCTTCGTCTATGACTACAGGCCTTCCGTTTACTTCCATGATCTTTAGTTTACTTTCTTCGCCTGGGAAGACGACAAAGTTACTTGTACCTTTAACGCCACCGCGAGACCCTTGATCTAAGTAACGTATTCCTGGGATACCAAGTTCTTTTAATTTCGCAGAAGCAATAGGTGCGCCAGAGCTAAAAGGACTTCTTTCATTAAACGGAGGTTCGGCTAATCGAGTAGCTAGGTTTTGATAGATGTAGGAGCCTTTAGATTCGCCTGTATTGCTAGCGTTCCTTGTCAAATTAAATTCTTTTGCAAGTTTTTGAACTGCTTCTGGCTGCTGACTCAGCGGCTTATCCCAATCCAGCATCTTTGCTATTTGTTCGTCTGGTAGGTCTACTTTGTAAAAAGCACCTTCTGGTGGCTTAGGTAGTCTGGCGTCAAGTTTTTTCATTGCTGATATAGCACTATCTGACCAAGTTTCACCGCCTAGCCTTGACCACTCGTAACCATCAGCCATCTGTTTTGTTAAATTGACAATTTCCTTGTCGTTAGCTAATTGAGCAACTTCTGGGTATTTTTTAAGCTCTCCAATTACATCTTGTGTCGTTTTGTCCTTACCCAACGAAGATGCAATGTTATTGATCCAATCTCTTGGGTCGTTTCCTTGGGTCAAGTTCACCTGATAAGACTTTGCAACACCAGGATTTTCCGCAAAGTACAACCCATG